CCAAACAATACTGTTGGAATCATACTAGTTGCTTTTTGTGAGTTGTTAGCACCTTCAGGTCCTACTACTCCTCTAATATTACCTTTACCAAATTCTTCATTAGGGTGAGTTGCTACTGTTGAACCATATGCCATCCAGTCTGCCATAGCACCACCAATGCCTGGTAAGAATCCTATAAAGGCTCCAATGGCTCCGCCACGTAGGGCGTCCCATTTCATTTTCCATACTACTTTAATACCTTCCCAAGTTTGTTTCACTTGAGTGTCTTCTTTCATATGAGCTACTTGTTGGCCTTTCCTCCAGCCATCTAATATTTCTGGGAAAGCAAATAGTCCAGCAACAAAAGGCATAAGTTGTACACCGTCGCCTAAGTATTCCCAACCACCTGTGTATCTATCAAAGTTTGTTAATGGATCAGTTCCTATAAGTCCTATTCCAAGTCCTACAAGAATTGCTATAATACTTCTAAACCAAAATCTGTTACTAACAAATCCTACACAGGCAAGAGCCATTACCATGAATGCCCATAACTCTGGAATACCAAAGTACATAATAAGTTGTACATACCAAGGCAATAAAGCAAAGGTTAGTGTACCCCATATAAGTCCGTTAAGTGTTGAAGTTGTAATTGCGGCCGTTAAAGCATAAGTGGCCTTGCCTTGTTTTGCTAACGGGTATCCGTCAACCATAGTTGCCGCGGCAGAATTGGCGCCTGGTATTCCTAATAATATTCCCGAGTATGTATCGCCTGTTGTACTAGCGGCGACTACTGCCATACAAAATATTACGCCTAAATAAGGATCAAAACCAAAGTAACTAATAAATCCAAATAAGGCTACTAGTCCTGTTGTAGCACCTGCACTTGGTACTAGTCCTACAATTAGACCATATAGTGTACCGGCTAATAAAGTGTAAATTTCTTCCATGTAGATATCTTTTTCTAATAATTGATACTAGTAATTATTTAGAAAAGCTAATTGATCTTTAAAAAGTGATTACTGTTGTTTTCTTTTGTGTATAGATCTTGGAGTAGTTTGATTTTCTGCTTTTTTAACTTTAGGACTTGAAGATATAACACCAGCTAATTTTTTCATATGGTCTACAGTTTCTTCAAAATTTGGCTCATCAATTGATTCCATTGATGTATGCTGATCAACATACTGGTCAATAAAGCAATTAATAACTTCTTGTCTATCGTCATCTAGATGTAATCCATTTTCACCAGCACATATTTCTAGCTCTCTATCAAACTGTTCTGGGGACATTTTTACTGCTTTAGCAAGTCCTGGTTCACCGTTTTTGTCGAATACCATTTCTAACTTATCTAATAATTGCTCTGGATCAATGTCTTCTTCAACTTCTTTTTCATCTTCAGTTGGTTTGTATTCGTATCTTGGATCACCTGCTTTATAACGTTTCCAAGCCGGAGTATTTAAATCTTTGTCAGCATCTGTTACCTGCATTTTCTCAGCTTCTTCAACACTATCTTCTTCCATTCTATAGTTTTGGTCAAAGTTAGGATTTACTGCTTGAACCATTTTCTTTAAAATAGAATCATGTGGCTCTTGGTATCCAGCCTCGGCCGCTTTTTTCAACCAAGCATAAATTGCCGGACGAGCGTCTGCTTCTTCACCATTTTTTTGGTGTACAACATACATTTCATCATATAATTCATCATCACCAAAGAACTTACCAATAATATCTGTAGCGCCATCTGTACCAGGTTCGTCAGTATTACCTACTGGAATAGGCTTACTCATTACTTGAGCAAATGCTTTTACTTCAGACTCGCTTGATGGTAAATGCCAAGTTCCTTCTTTTACAACCGAGTCAGTCCATTTTTCAAAGTCTGCTGATTCGTCTTGTGGCTTCATTTTATATTTAGGATCAAAGTCTTGTACTTCTACATCACCTTTAAGCCATTTACTAGCAATAGCTGTCATTAAGTTAGCATCTGTTTTATCAGTAAAGCTATCATCTAAATTAAAAATAGCTCTAGCTAATTCATCGTCTTTAGTACGAACTGATATAGTTGCCATAATACGTCTAATCAAAGCGTGTAAAGGATTTTCTGTATGATCTAAACCTTGTGTATCGTTAGGTTTTTTAAATTTGTTTGCTTTAACAAAAGCAAATTGTTTTTTAATTAAAGCATCTTCTTCTTCATTTGGTGTTACAACAATTTTTGATTTACCTTGAATGATGTCATGTATAGGACTATTAGATTCTTTAATTTTTCTTTGTGCTTTAAGTACAGTAGGTAACATTTCATCAAATTCAGTTTGGTCTACTGTTCTTGTTAATTTTGTTTTTAATTCTTCAATGTCTGATTCATCAAATACTGATTCAGTTGGCTCAAAGTTTTCTGAATAAAGTTTGTAGCCTTTTGGTTTAGAAAGAGTTATTAAAGTTTCTTTTAAACCTTTCCATCTTTTCTTAGCATCAGCAATTACACTTCTAGCATCTTCGTTAACAAATCCGTCAGCACGATCAAGTTTACGAACAAAGTTTCTTAGCTCATACATTTCTTTTACACTTTCAATAATGTGTGACCCTAAAGCGTCATGTGGGTTACCGCCATTATGTATGTGTCTTGCCATTGCTCTAGCACCTGGCAGGTATTTGTATGGAAATTTAAATCTTTCCTTTGAACTGTTTTCAATAAAAATAGATTGTATTTGTCTACTTCTAGATCCCATCTTATCTTCATCTACTGGTGTTCTGTGTTTTACTATAATTCTTGCTGACTCAACTGTTTGATAACTTGTTTTAGTTGAACCATATAATTTGCTGACTGATTCCATTGTAATTTCATCCGTTGTATATTGAGAACTATTTTTAGTAATAGCTTCGTAATCTCGTTTGTCTAACTGATTTTTTCCTATGTTCCTAACATCAAAGTTCATCATGTTTTTCTTAGCAAACATTCTCATTTCTTTTAAAAAGTTGAACCATTCACGTTGTATTGTGTCTGGCAAATCTCCACTTAAACTTTCAGCAAAATAAATTGTAAAGTTTTTAGGGTCAATGATGCTAACTGTTACAGGTCCGTATTTTTCACCTTCTACAATGTAATCAAAATCAAATAATCTTGCTTGATTTGACTCTAAAACAGCACCAGCATTTTCATCAGCTATGTTTACTGCTCCAAATTTACTTGCTAAATTTTGATATAGTGTATCGGCTATTTTATTAATCAGTTCCATATTATTATTTATCCATTATATGACTATACTAGGCATTGGCTCTATGTAGTCGTCCTCGCTTGATCTCATATCTTTTTGTATATTAGGGTCATATGAGCCTAAAAATGTAGCTATTCTTAAAGCTAAAACAAGTGCCATAACTAAATCGTCGTGTTCGCCTGGTTTACCTTGGTAACTATTACCACTTGCTACAAAAGTTTTTAGCTGTGATATAAGCGATTTGCTATGTACTTCTAGTTTATTATTTTCTATTAGTTCTTTTAACTTGGCACAAGAAGCCAATTTACTTTTGTGTGTTGTATTAAATCCTTTTCTAAAGCGTCTAACGTGTCCACTTCTAGCAGGCTCACTCATAAAATAACCGTGTATTTGTTCTTCGCCTACTTCAGCAATAGAAACAAGTGCGGCCTCTCCAAGCGTATTGTTTTCTACGCTATAATAGATATTGTTATTATCATTTGTAATACCAAATATATATTTTGTAATCTGTTTTATAATATTAACTTGGGCTTGTACAGTTGTTTTATTATGTTGCCATTCAGCACATTGTTTCATGCCGGGTAATTCAAAAACTTGTATAGCACTATAGTCGCCTCCTGTACCTAAACTAGGATCTAACGATACAACATAAGTCTTGCCTTTTTTAGGTTTATGATACCAACGTATTTGCCCTTGTTTATATAAAGGTTCTCTACCTTCTAAACTTGCTAGTATAATAGGATTGATTAATGTTTCGTCAAATATAATTGGTTCACATTCGTGTTCACGTTTAAATCTTTCAATACCAATTCTTCCACGTTCTTCATCTGCCCACTTATCATTCCTGTCAGGGTGCTGGTCCCATAAAACTTTATAAGCATGGAAACCATTAACACCTACATCTTGCTCATTACCAAAGTTGTCTAATGTTTTATTTGCTTCTGTCCATAATAACCAAAACTGGTCTTCGTCTGAGTTTGGTGTGCTTGTAATGATTGCTTTACCACCTGTTGCTAGTGTAGGTGATATTGATGTCCAAAACTCTGTGGCTATGTTATTCCTTACGAAAGCAAACTCATCACAGTATAGTAAGGTAATGGACATACCTCTTCCTGTATTTTCTGTAGTTGCTTGTGAAACAATTCTACTTCCGTTTTCAAATTCTATACTACCTTTATTGTAGTTTGTAACTCCTGCTCTAATATGATCTGGACAAAGTTCATACCCATATCTAATACGTTGCATAATTTCTTGGGCACCTTGATATTTGTGTGCCGCGATTAATATTACACTATCAGGAACAAACATAGCATACCAAAGTAAGTAGCCGGCCGCTGTAGTAGTTTTACCCATTTGCCTACTTAATAAGTTAATACTAAATCTATTGTTATGATAACTTTCTACTAGTTCTTCTTGAAAGTCATACGGGTCGTACAATAGCTTACCTTTTACAGGGTGCTGTATATAAAAATATCTATCTAAGAAATATGCTGGACCTGTTTTAGGATCAGCACAAGACATAAAGTCATTAAGCTGATCTTCTGTAAAGGATTGTCCTTTATTAGCCTTTTTAACTAATACACCATCTAAACTTTTACTTGCCATTATACTTTATACACTTTATCTACGTTTATATATTCAGTTCCGCCCCAATAATTTGAATGAGACAGGTATGCTTCTTTAATTACCGCATCTATCTCTTTATGCCAGAACCTTATGAATTTCACTGAGCGTGGAAATCTAGGGGCCACGTCCTGTGTTTGCCATGTAAACTCATTTATTACATGGATATAATCAGGCATATAATAGAACACCTGAATGGTGACTATTTTATCATCAATAAACACCCTCATACTATTACTTATGCTAATAAAAAACCCAACCCCTATAAAGCATAAGAGTTGGGTTATATATTCTTTTGAAAATTAGTAGTTACTTTTTGCCTTGTGTAATTTTAGATACAGGTTTTGACGACCACATACGGCATGACCAGTATCGTGCCTTTGTTCTTGGACCTGGATTGGAACAGTTATGCCTTGCCCTGAAGCTTTTTCTTCTCTCAGGATCATCTCTTTTAATTGATAATCCTGTAGTGTCTCCAAATGAAACTTTTTTTACATTTTTTGTTTTTGGGTCTTTTACATAAACGTAGAATTTTTTTGAACCGCCTCTAATTGGTTTGCCTAAATTTACTTTTTTGCCTTGGTATTCAGCATCTTGTAATTCTTCTGCCTTAGATTGTATTTGTTCAATTGTTTCAATTTGCTCGTCGTGATCTTGTAGTAAGCCTAGTTCGTCTAAAATTTTATAGCCTAGTTCGTCTACTTGAATAGTAACGTCATTGCCTTCACGTTCACAGTCACACTCGAGAGCTATTTCTTCGTTTACTTGTAACTCTAAAATGTCTCCAGCTATTGGACCGTCTGATTTGAGTTTTGCTTCTTCGATATACTTAAATAAATCCACCGAAGTATTACTCCATATCGTCGTACGCTTTTTTCAACTTCATAACAAGTCTGTTATGTCCGTCGTTTCCTACTGTTGGCATTGCCTTAGGACCATTAACGCCACCTGACATTTTGTTAAGTTGAGTATCTACATCACCGTATTGTTCGTCTGGTGAATTAGAATATTCTTCAACTGCTTCAGGTTGATTAATGTCTGCTACTGTTACAGGTCTAACACCTGCTAAATCTAAGATAGTTTTTAAAGCATCAGTAGTTAATTCTACATCTGCTTCAACTGTTTCTTCTGGAGCTTCTTCAACTGGAGCTTCTTCAACTGGAGCTTCAGGTGATTCAACTGCTTCTTCATTAGACTCTTCGTCTTCTAACTTATCTTCAATTTTGTCAGCCATCTCGTCTTCCATGCCTTTTGTAAGAACTTCCTCAGCATTGTCTTCCTCTGCTTTAGGTTCTTCAACTACTGGCTCTTCGTCACTTGCTTGGCTGTCTAATAATTTTTGTGCTTCTTCTTTACTCATTTTACACGGATATTTTTTTCCGTTAAATTCAAATTCTGACTGACCAGCTATCGCCGCCTTTGCCGCCGCTGTGTTAAAAGCATTATCTTCTTCGATTGCTTCCTGGTGTGCTACTTCAGATTCAGAATATCCAGCTGTTTGGATATCTCTTAACAAACTAGCAACCTTATGTAAATCTACATATTTTGTATTATGGTTCATAATTTTATCTCCCTACTGGTGATTTAGTACCTTGGGGTAAATCACTAGTTGTTTTCGCTTTTTCTGTTTTGCCACCTGCTATTTCTATTTCTGGTGTTTCTTTTTCTAGCTCTTTAAGAAATCCTAATTTTGCTTCTGCTGGTGCTTCATCTTCTTCATAGTCAGTACCTAGTGCCGGTTTGTATTCGCCACCTTGTACTTTTACAGCTTCTTCTCTAGCAATTTCTTCTGGATGGTCGCTGTTAATAACAACAACATGAGTTCCAGGAATACCTGCTAGGTGTATTAAATCATTTAGTACTACTGCTGGTGTGCTAGGATAGTTTAATGTAACTTCAAAAATAGAAACTTCACTATTACGAAGATTTTGAAAGTCCATAGGATGTTCTTGAATTGGTGTAACTTTTGGAGAGGTAATATCTTTTACATCATATTTTCCTAATACTCTTTCAATTGAGTCCATTAGCTCAGGTGTGGCTTCTGTAGCCAATTTAATTCTAAACTTAAACTCTCTTATTGATTCAGTTAAATATTCTGTAAATTGTTTCATTTCATCTCTCCGATCTATTATAACTATTTATTATCTTTTTTAAGAATTTTGTCAAGGAGTTCATTGCGACTTAATATAGTTGCCTCGCCATTTTCAGCACCGTCTATTTTACCCATATCACGGTCTATTCTAGCGTCTAAGGCCTTCTTACGAAGCTGTAATTCTACCATTTTTAGCTTTTTATCTATCTTAGCCTGCTTGGCATTTAACGTAATAGTTAACATTTTACTAGCTGTATCAAATATTTGACCACTAAATCTAGCTTCAACGTTCATACCTAAATCCATTAAATTGTTAAAAGAATCTTCAGATTTTTTAGCAATATCGTCCATTTCTTTATCATTTGCTGTTAAGTTTTCAACACCTGCTAATGCTGATTCAATAGTATCAACTTCTTTTAATTCGTGTTCTACCTTCTCTACAACCTCCATAGCTTGTTCTTTTTGCTCCTCAGGTTGTATCTCAGGCTGTACTTCTGTTGAATCGTCTGCTGGTGCTATATTTAAAAGCTCTTCTAGTTTCTTTGTCATAATATACTCTTATAATTCGCTAATGTTATTTAGCCGCGTCGTTTGCCTTGATGGAATAAATCGTTTTCAGTAACTACTCTAAATCTCAATCCTTTTTGCTTACACCATGCTGTTGCGGCCTCCCATTTAGCCATATTTTGTACTACAGCTAATTGTCTATTTTTACTTTTGCCGGCGGCTTCCATGGTGGATTGATTACTAGGTTTTATTTCAATTACTTCAGATCTTTTCTTACCTTTAGCGTCTTGATATTGTACAAAGAAGTCTGGTACATAAGTTGTTCTTTTACCAGTTAGTGGATTTTTATAAGGAATTCTTACAGCTTCACTGGCCCAGCCAATGACACTAGGATTGTTATCACAGAATTGCATAAATGCCCATTCCCAGCTTGATCTATAAATTGGTGTTTTTGTGCCAGCGTACTTTCCAGGATTTCTTATTGTGTACTTTCCTCTGGCAACGCCTTTGGCTATCATTCAACTATGTTCCTCAGCACTGATGGATTAGATGTTCGAGAATTAGCAAATCCTAGTACACTAGTTTTTACTCGATAGTTGTTAACAATGGCTATAAGATTTTTTTGTACATCATCCATTGTTTCATCTTTTAAAGCATCAATCAATACCATAACATTAAGGCCACCATTAACAGCAATTTCAAAAAGACTGTCTGTTAAAGTATTTGCCGTAGCATGATCGTCATTACATCTTTTTAAGAAAAAACTTTTTACTGCTTGTTGTTCTACAGGATCAATTGATATTGTTTGATTAAAATATCCATTAAAGAAATCTTGTGTTTTAGGTTTGTCTTGTGCTACCTGATCAACGTTAGTACTGGCGTATAAATTTTCCATTATTGAGCTCCATCATTGTCTACGTCTAAATGTGGCCCTACAGCCGTTGCTGTTCCGTAATTAAGATCACCTTTAGTTGTAGTTAGTACAGTTTCTACTTTAGAAGATTTTTCAATAGCCCAATTTAAATGAGGATTTTTAATTGCTGTACTCATATTGCTACCTATTTGTGTTCTAGTATTAAGTCCTTCTGAAATAGCACCACTGCCATGTAAACTAACACCTGTAACTCCTCCTGGAAGTTGAAATCCTTTAGTTGTAGCATTACTTGAGGCATATCCTGATTCGCCTGTAACAGTTCCTGTTCCTTGTATAACATTTGTCTTAGGTAAAGGATTATATTTAGAACTCGATCCTGCGGCACTTGAAGCCGATCCTGGGAAAGCAAAAGGATTTTCTCCTTTGATTGCTTTTTTAATTCCTCTGAAAGCTTCTTGTCTTACAAAATCTTTTAAGTCTACATTTTGAAAGTTTTGTATTGTTCTTAAACCTTGTATCGCGGCACTACCAAATTTACCATTTGCTAAATCTTCTGTAATCTGTCCCGCTGATTGAAAAATACCACCTATACCAAATAATGATGCTGACCCTCCACCCGATGGTGATAAAGGACTTGCTTCTTTGTCATAGTGTAAATCTCCAAACCCTGTTGGTGATCCTACTCCGCCGATATATCCTGTAGCATACTTAACAAGTTCATAGTTAAGTTGCATTGAGTTTTCTAATATATCACTTTGACTGTGATCATGACTGTCATGATTAAAGTTTGTAATTAGAGGATTAATTAGTGTGTATTCTGTAAACTTCTTTTCATAGATACTGTAAATTCTTATATCATCAAAGAATGGCTCAGCATGGGCTCTTTCGTAACCAAACATTCTAGCAACCCTTGAATTATATGTGTCTTGGTATCTATATGTAGCATAGTTTTCATATGCTTGATCTGTGTAGTAATAATCCATATAAGCATACCACATATTTCTTGTGATATCTGACATATCATCATGTAGTCTAATGTTTACTGGATTAAAATTAAGTTTAGATTGTATATTACGGTGACGATTGTATTGATTCATTGTCGTAACATCAAAAGAATATGTTGGCAAATCTGCTGATTTAACCAACATACTAATTTCTCTTTTTGTTTCGTCTTTGACTATCGCCGCCGCGGTTGGTGAAAGATTAAACACAACATAGAATAAAAACTTATGTTTCGGTGCTAACCTATAATTACCATCTCTAAATGTTCTAGAGGCGTGTTGGTAATCCCTTAAGGTCTTCCTACCGGTCAAGGCATTTAGAAAAGCATTCATGCCTGCCATGTTAAATTACCCTGTTATAACTGATCCTGCCGCTCTGGCTACTGCCGCGCCTATTCCAGATCCGCCAGCGCCTGCTGGTAATTGTACAGCATTGTCAAATCTTAATGACATAGATATACTTGCCGGTTCTGAAGAAGCATAGTTCAAGTCGTTGTAATTAACATTCTCAATATAACAACCATATAATTCCCACTCTTCTAATGAAGTAGGAGCAGATGATCCGTTACCGCCATCTAATAGCTCGAATCGTGTTAAGAACTTGTAATCAATACCAGCTGAAGCTGAAGCTTGTTCCATGAAGTCAAATTGCTTCTGAACTTGCTCGCCAACTAGTTTTGACACGTTACTTGAAACGTCATCCCTTAAATTAACTGTTACAGGATCCCAAGTGTGTTTACCAATGATATTAATCTTTGAGTTGTAAACGTCTACAGGAATCTGTTCGAAGTTAACGCTTGGACGGGTAATATCCATTACCTGTTTAGTAAGCTCTGAACGTGATGTTGAAACACCAAAGTTTTCAAAACTCACTCTAAAGCGATATTTAAGTTTTGGCATAAGCAAACCTTGTGCTGAAGCACTTTGGCCGCCTGCTAGAGGAACAGTAAATTTGTTCAATGAACTTACTGACATTTGTACGTCTCCTTTAATTGTATTATACTATTATTTATCATATACTGGAACCAAAAAAATAGGCGCTCTAGGCGCCTATTTTAAATGATTTAATTAAATTTATACGCCTGATATTGATCCAGTATTTTGAATTCTAACCGGTATATAAATGAACTCTACTGCTTTAACAGGTTCAACAGCTACGTCAATATAAAGTTCGTTTCTGTCTATTCTGTCTGAAGTATTGTTAGTTTCGTCACATACTACTAGGTAGTCATATAAACCACGTTTAGCAACCAAGTCATTCATTAGTGACTCAACAACACCTTTAACTTCGTCTCTAGTTAATTTGTCGTTTGGTTCAAATACAAATGGTTTTGTAATTTCGCCTAGTCTTTCTCTAATGTAAGCTACTAATCTAGCAACGTTAATTCTGTCTAACGCTGAAGCAGAGCTATGTCTTGTTTTGTTACCAAAGTTAAGTATACCAACACCTGGGAAGAATGAAATTGGGTTAATTTTATTTTCATAAAGAGTATCTCTTAATGATTCTCTAACACCAATTGTTTTAAATTCACCTTCTGCTGTATCAATATAACCTAATGCTGTAGCATTGTCTACGCCACCTCTTCTAGTACCTGCTGGAGCAAACCAAGGAAATGAAGCTTCATCCGAACGTAACATTGTTCTTAACGCCATATGTGTAGCCGGAACAACAATTTTGTTGCCGTCTAAGTCTGTAGTGTTACCTGATGGATAAAACACACCTAAGTATGTGTCAGCTGTAACTAAACCGTTGTCATTGTTATCAATAGCAAGTTTAGTATTTGTTGCCCAGTTTTGAATATCTGTGCTATTTGGTGCTAGTCTAAACGGAGCGTCACCTAGGATAAATCCTGTGTTACGTCTTTCGTTATTTAAAGCAACCAAGTCAGCCATTAATTCAGCATATCCTGGAGCAACCAGTACGTTAAAGTTACGTTGTTCTTCACGGATTTCACTTGATGTTTTAACAGCTGATTTCATCGCCGCTACAACAACATTTCTCTGAGCAAGTCTACCAGCAAATGGTGAACCGTCATTTTGTAATCCTGAAATAGTTACCCAAGCATTAGTTTCCGCTGGTAAAACTTTACCTGGGAACGCTGTAGCATTGAAGTAATTTTTAGTGTATTGTTTAACGTTGTTTGAACTACGTCTTAGGTTAAAGCCTAGCATACCTTTAGGATATAAAGAGGCACTAGGAGCATCTAAGTCTAAGTAGTCACTTGTTAATAATGTTTTAGTATCTGTCATAGGTGATGTTGTAACATCATCTGCGCCACTATCATGGAACCTAAAGTCGCCAAAGTAAATACCATCTTCAGTTGTTTGGTCTGTATTATCAATAGCAACCCATTTGTCTTCAGAGTCAACTGATTCCCATCTGCTTAATTTAGGGAAGTTGTCTAAATCGCTTGAGTCTAACCACAAGTCACCGTATACTAAAGCTGTATCATCTGACTGTGTAGTTGGTGCTGTTGCCGAAACAATTACACCGTCTGGTGAAGTGTTTGACAAATTAAAGCCTCTAGCATCTGAAGTTACTCCTTGATAACCTTTCCAAGCACTACCATCGTGTATCATAACATCAACTTCATCTACTGAACCGTTAAACCACATACGTTTGTCTGCTGGATCACTAGTTGGTTGTGTGCTACTTGCTGAGTAAGTAAATGCTTCCCAGTTACTAATAATTAAGTCACTGTTATTACCTTCTCTTATGTAAGTGTCTGAAGAGCCAAAACCTGCATCAGTAATTGGAGTACCACTAGTATCTTTAACAACAATAACACCACCTAAATCGTGTGTCATTGTAACTTTGTTAGTACTAGAATCTCTTGATACTGTTAAGTTAGCAATATTTTTAGCTGTTAAGTCTGCTACAAAAGTTTCTGCTGTTGTACCACTCATAGTAACTGTTACTGCTGTACCTAAAGTTGCTGTTTTATCTGAAACTTGAATTGTAAATGTTTCAGAAGCAACAAATGTAGGTGAACTTGTTCCTGTTACTGTAGTGGCTCCTTTAGCCGTTCTTTTGAATACTTTGTATCCTGCTCTGCTGTTATCAGCTGGATCATACTTAACATAAATTGACTCAGCCGCAACATTTAGTCCGCCGCCTGCTTTGTCTAATCCATAGTTAGCTGATTGATCGTTTTGATAAATTGGAGCTGTTAAAGTTTCAAATAAGTTAGTTGTACTGTTGTATTTTTTAATACTAACATTAGCACCTAAATTTGGTGTAGTAGTTTTAATCCACATAGAACCACTTGGTGCTGGTTTAGTGTCTGAACTTTTAAATTCTGGAACACTAGTATGAGCACTCACTTGTAGAGTTGGAGCATAGTAAGTACCAGCCGCCAAGCCACAAACTGTGAGGATAGTTCCTGTCCCATTAGCTATTACTACTTTACCGTCATTTGTACTATCTGCTGAAGCTGTACTATCAGCATATATCTCTAACTTATTATTAACAACGTCAGCTGTAACACCTGGTATACCACCATTGGATATATCAGCCGCCATCGAAGTAACAGTTGTACTTGAAGCTGTAATTACGTTGCCGTTGATTGAAATTGTATTTCCTTGTACGATTGTAGGTGAACTTTCTGTTCCCTGTGCTACTGGAAATGATTTTTGCCAAGACGCTGTTCCAACCTGTGTCCAAGCATTGTTTGATTTTTTGTAGAACACTGGATTTTGAGTGTTAGTAGCATCAATGGCATAATCACCAATTGATCCATAAGCACTCTTAGGAACTGAACCTGAGATATCACTACTATCAGTTATGATCTTAGGAATAACGTTAGCAAATTTCTGTGTAGACTTATTCCATACTTGAATACCCCATAATGATTTTGAAGTGTCAAGCCACATTGTATTTGCCGCCGGTGTTCCTGTTGGTCTACCTGCTTGTGTAATCAGTTCTTTTAAGTTTACGTCTGCTCTTAATACATAGGCTCTATTGCTAACTCCCAATACGCTGTAAGCCGCCATAAGTCCGTACTCGTTTGTTTCAATACCGTGTAACGGAGTGCCTGATGTACTTTTGTAAAAGTTTGGTTCACCAAAGGTAGTAACTAACTCTCTTTGTGATCCAATTAAATATGTTTTTTCTGCATTTGCTTTAGTAGTACCTACCGCTGTCGCTGTGCTTGTACCACTAGTTTTGTCTTGGGCTGTAGCTATAACAATTAACGGAATCGTTCCAACAGCCGTTGGAGCGTATTGTGATTCGTCTGTTACACTAACTTGTATACCCGGTGATATAAGTGCCATTCTGTTTTCCTCACTTTAATTAAAGTTTTTATATGTATGTATTTAGCGATAATACTAAAAATCGCTTAAAATAAATGCCCTTTATAAAGGGCACCACCGTATAAATACTCGTATGACTAGGCCTGTTTGTATAATGTGTAATGCTCCTGCGGCAGTTAATTACAAAAAAAATGGAAAAACTTATTATCGTAAGTTTTGTGATGTATGTGTTAGGGAGAAAAAGAAACCCAATCCATTTAAAGTACACGGCTATCGTAAGTCAAGTAGTTGTGATCATTGTGGGTATAAAAGCAAATATCCTGATAGTTTTTTAATCTATTACTTAGACGGCAATAAAGCTAACACTAAAATATCTAATCTTAAGACTATTTGTTTAAATTGTAGAGTAGTATTAGGGCGAGAAGGTTGGACTAAGATTGCTGGCGATCTAACGCCTGACCTATAACTGTATGTAACTCCTCAACCGTTCCTGTATTAGCAAGAGAAACATCAAAATTAAATCCTGCCCAACGCCATTCGCTAGGGTGTACATTTGGGTGGCTTTTTGATATAGGATTGTCTTCAGGTACAGGATTATATGCTTTGTTTAATTCACCAGCTTGTTCCCAATATTCAGGTTTTTCGTTTCTCCATACTTCCCAAGTATATCCGCCAATATCTTTAATCATTAGCAATTCGTTCCAAAACCTACAATCAGGTATTACATAGTTTTTATCAGGATTGTCTAGTATTTGTTGTTTAACTAGGCTTACCCATATTCCATCAAAGAAGCCCTGTCTTAAACATTCTGTTCCGTAAAGTTGTAATACACGTCTAGGTGTTACTGTTTGACCTGTTTCTTTAGACCAATAGTCGTCTGGCTTTTCTCTAAATTCTCTTGACTCTACAGTATCACCTTCAAGTAAAGCTCTATCCCAGCCAAAAAGTGTAGATACACCATCTTTTAATCTATCAGCAAAACTTAATTTTATAAAGCCTTGCTTTTCAACTAAAAAATCAGCAACCGTGCCTTTACCTGAACCGATTAATCCACTTATTCCAATTATCATACTTGTATTATACTATATTTGTTGAGCGAATGTCAACTGTTTTTTTATCTTTTATTATAAAACACGGTCAACGTGTATTTCTTTATCGAAAGAGATTATCCTATCCCAAACTTTACCTTCTACACCATCACATCTAACAACGTCTTGTCTATGGTGTTCTGGATGAGGATATCCTATACCTAGTCCTACAATATCTTTAGAGTTTGAAACATTTAAAAATATTTTTCTTAAAGATTCATCTGTAAAGGCTTTATGGACATTTTCTTCAAGTACTGTTTGTGAAATACAAGAACAAAATCCTGTTTTATATCCTAGATATGAGGCCGCTAAAGCTGTGGCTCCTGAGGATATTCCTATGCCTAAGTTTGTATTAACATAATAGTCTTCTTCACAATCATCTGGATTAATAGCGTCAGCATCATTTCTACTCCATTTATGGTAATAAAGAAATAACAATGGAGCACTTACTTGAGCATTTCTCCATTTATTGTTAGCTTCATCTTCTTCGAAGATAGCACTATCATGAACTACGTCATTTAATTTTTGATTTGTACTTACAAGTAAACTGTAATAGCCGATATTTTGTTTTGTTGGCATATTAGTTGCTACTTGAACTAATGTGTCGACATCATCTTTATTAACAGGTCTCGAATGATCCCAATTTCTTTGACATCTTTCAGCTACTAATGAGGCTTGGATTAAATCCATGAGATTAACCTATAACAAAACTTAACGGCAATCCGCCTTCTGTATAGTTTAATAAATCTTGTTCTAGTTTTTCTATTTCAGCGGCCGCTTCTTGTTTTAAAGCATCACCATTCATACTAGTACCACCTTGTGGACCAGCTACTGTGGCAAATTTACTTCTAGCTTCGCCTAGCATATACTTACATTGTGCTTTTGTGTAATCATATATCCAAGGTTTAGTTCTATGATCTTTTAAAAGTGTTACGTCTGGTTTGTAATTGTATAACCAAAGCAATATACTTTCGCCAGTTTCATTAATTTTTCTAACGATTGTTAATTTCTTAGATACAGGATTAAAAGTAAAGTTAATGTGTCCACCAAACATTCTAGCTGTTAGTTCTTGGTACTGTGAAAATAACTCATAAGTTGCCAAGCCACCAACTCGTCCAGCCTGCATTAAGTAAACATTAACATACCCTGCTTCAAATGGTTCAAACATATTAGAACCATCTCCTTGACTGGAGCCTATTGTTCTACGAAATACTTGTCTTACTTCTGTTACTTGACTTGGTAGTATGTACTCTTGTGTATCTTTTACTAATTCTAAAAAGCCATAGCTTTCTTCAACGCCATTTGAACTACGTTGTCTGTACACATCGGCCGCTTTATTGAAAGCAATATCATAATGTTGTGGATCTAACTCCACATCTACCATGCCATCACCTAGGCTGTAACGTACAAAGTCTATAAGTTTTTGTTTTTCAGTCTGAAGTTCGGTGTTTGCCATTTTTTGTTCCTACGTTTATACTAGTATTTAGCTAGTTAGCAGGAGGATTGTGTCAGGATTAATACGACCGTTTAGCTTGGTTTCAGTTGTTTTAATAGCTTCAAAGAACTTTTTACGTTGTATTTTACCACATTTCTTAAACTCTGCTAGTTGCTCTTGTGGTTTACGAAGTGTTTTAGCAAGACTTTC